GACCACAATCGAAAACATCTTGTTATTGAGTTGGGTGACGTTATGTGGTATGTGATGCAGGCATGCATGGCATTGAACATTACACTTGATGATGTGATTGCTGGTAATGTTGAGAAGTTGAAGAAAAGATATCCTGGCGGAGAGTTTGACGTGTACAAATCAGAAAATCGTGCAGAAGGAGACCTATGATTAATTTAAGAGAGAATATTCTAAAGAATCAAATTGCTTATTATAATGGTTTGATTGCAAAACATCAACAGAATGTTGAGATCTATTTGAATCAACCTGTAGGTATCGGTGAACATCCAGATGTCATGGGAACGATAGATGGTGAGATAAATGCCATCGCACAAGCACATGAGAAGATAGAAATTATAAATCATTATTTTTTGACTAGGTGACAGTTGTAAAACTGTCTCTTTGATGGTGACGATAAATACTTAATATGTTAAAATTAAGTAGAACGCATAAGGTAAATGCCAACAGTATCACCATATTATCAACAGAGAGGCGTTGCTAATCCATATTATGTTTTGGATCCAGCTACTGTGACTCAAGCTGTATCTGCATTGAAGAGAGAGGGAATAGATGGTGTAAATCAAAGAGAATTATTATTTAAAGCGACTGAGGGAATACAAGGTAAAACAATTCTTAGGTCTACAGGTAAGTACAAGTTTCAATTAGCAACAGGTAGAACACAGGATTTACCATATGGTATTGAGACAACAAAGAGACAGGTTAAAGGTCATCTTGGAATGACTACTCGAAAAGATAGTACCGCATCCTCAAATGTGAATGAATTCCTAACTGTTTATTTTTTAGTCAACCCTGCGATGACACCAGAACAATTAGAAAATCATTCTTGTAAACAAGGTAATGCGTCAACTGGAGTATTAACTGGTGAAGGTAGACCAGTTACTTTTGAAGATTTATGTAAGTTAATTGACGCAGATGAAACAGCCGCAAGAGATATTAAAATTGGTTTAAACAATGCAAATGCAGTAAGGAAGGATATAAGGGGAAAGGGAATTAAAAATTTATACTGGGTTCCAAGAGGAAAACCACAAGGCATTTCTCCTAAGACTCCTTCAGATGTAATTATTGAATTCACAGATAATTTCTTTAGGGGATATTCAAATAAGATAACTGCTGGTAAAACAGATGAAACACCGAAGTTTAATACTAACATCTATGCCTTCTATGGAAAACTAGGTGATGGAACTCAACAGGCTGGTATTGGTGGTATAATAGATGAGTCTTGGAATCAAGCTGCTGCGACAGTTAGGGGTGAATCTGCAAGAGAAGCTATGGAAAACTTTGATATATCACAGGAGAAATTTAGTGAGACATCTTCTAGAGCTGCGTTTTCAGAATTAGCAGAATCATTTAGAGATAATGGATTAGAATTTTATGGAAAAGATTTTTACTATAAGTTTAGAAATAATTTAATTAGTAATTTTGCAAACTATATTACTAATCCATTAAACATGGCGTATTTCTTAAATACAATATATTTTTATACATATGATGACCCTAATCAATCATACACTCCATGTCCGTATAAACTTTTAATTGGTCGAGAAACTGGCGAGAGCACAATTAAAGATGTGAGTGAAAATGAAAGTTTAAAAGAATTATTAATGAACAAAAATCCATCTAGATTGACAGGAATTAAATCATCATATGATGGTCAATCACAATCTTTTACAATGAATTTTAATTTCAGTAATGGTAGATTAAAAAAGGTATCAATCCCTATTACTTGCAGAACGAGAGCTGCTGGTGGTTGGTCTGGTAAATCACTCTTTATATCAACATCGGGTGTTAAAATGTCATGAAGAATACTCACTTAGAACATTTAGAAGACAATATCTTGAATGGCGGTTCTCAAGGAGGTAAGGAAGCAGTGACCTTTCTTCGTTCTCTTGGGGACATGTTAGACCAAGGTAGTGCAGAGACTCGTGTTACAGTGAAGTGGGATGGAGCGCCTGCAATAATTTGTGGTGTCAATCCAGAGAACGGAAGATTCTTTGTTGGTACAAAGTCTGTGTTTAATAAAGTAAGTCCAAAGATTTCATACTCTGAAGAAGATGTTGATAGTATGTATTCTGCTGGACAACTCGCAGAGAAACTTAAAGATGCATACAAATATCTTTCCACACTTGCGATACCAAACGTAGTGCAGGGAGATTTATTATTTACTGACGACAAGTATGATGCTAATATTGGTGGGGATAATTGTATTGCATTTCAACCAAATACAATTGTATATGCAGTTCCAAAAGATAGTGACATTGGACAGAGAATAGACAATGCAAAATTTGGAATTGTATTTCACACTCAATATAACGGAAGAACATTGGATACAATGACTGCGAGTTTTGGTGGTGTCAATATTCAAGGTAACAGTAATGTATTCGTCACATCATCAGATTTTAAAAATGCCTCAGGTGAAGCAAACATGACTGCTGCTGAGAAAATAACTTATACAAATCTTGTGAATAAAACTGAGGGTTCTTTAAAACAGGCATCTCGTTTCTTAGATTTAATGAAGGGAAATGACATGAATAAATTTACTTTAAATATTATGTTTAAAACCTTCTTTAACACATATGTTCGTCAGGGTCGTAATTTAATTGGTGCTCGTAGTACTGCAAGAGACTTTGCACAATATTTTTCAAATGCTTTGGATAAAGAGATTGATAAGAAAAAGATGAAGGCAACAAAAGATAAATACTTAGAGCTAAAGAACATGGGTCTTAAATTTATTGCAAGTAACGAACAGTCAATATACATGACTGTCGCATCTTATATGAATTTACAGGCTGCGAAAAATTTTATGATTCGTAAATTGCAGAAGGTGAATACATTTGGTACGTTTCTCAGAACTCCAGATGGTTATCGTGTGACAGCACCCGAAGGGTTTGTTGCAATTCGCTCAGGTCAAGCTCTTAAACTCGTAGACCGTTTAGAGTTTAGTCGTGCAAACTTTACAGCAGATAAGAATTGGGAGAAAGGTAATCCCATGCCCGTACCGAAAATATGAAAAGTTTTACATCATTCATAACTGAAGCAATATCTTCTCAGTCAGTCGCAAAACCAAATCCAAGGGATGATAGCGATGCTGATATGACGGTGGCGTTTGGTCGTTTTAATCCACCCACGACTGGTCATGAAAGACTTATGAGTAAAGTCAAACAGGTGGCTGGAAAAGGTAATTATGAAATTTATCCATCAAGGTCAAATGACCCTGCAAAGAATCCTTTAGACCCTGACACAAAGATTGGATATATGCAACAGATGTTTCCACAACATGCGAAACATATTATGAACAATCCAAATACAAGAACAATCTTTGATGCATTGAAAGGTGCAAATGAAAGAGGTGCGAAGTCTGTTAATATTGTGGTTGGTCAGGATAGACAGAAAGAATTTGAAAATCTAGCAAACAAATATAATAATAAACTCTATAAGTTTGACCGCATCAATGTGGTATCTGCTGGAGACCGTGACCCAGATGGTGATGGTATCAGTGCGATGTCTGCTTCCAAGTTAAGAAAGGCTGCTGCGGATGATGACTTTGATACATTTAGGTCTGGTATTCCACAAAGTTTGAAGGATGATAAAGCAAGAGAGTTATATTCTGCAATACAAAAAGGAATGAAGTTACCTAAGAAGAAACAACAGAATGAGATGTGGAGAATTGCTCCTAAGTTTGATTGGAGAAATCTTCGTGAGAATTACATGAACGGAAATGTATTTCAAGTTGGTGATACTGTAGAGAATGATAATACTGGTTTAATTGGTAAGATTATTCGTACAGGTGCGAATCATATCATTGCAGTTACAGAAGATAACATGATGTTTAAATCTTGGATAAAAGATATCACTGAGAAGTTTACTGAAGTATCTGGTGTGCCTTCAAATCAAAGAGAAGTTGGAACAGATGCCTTGAGACAATACACTCAAAGACTCTCACATAATCCTATCATCCTTAATTTTATAAATAAATCTAGAAAGAAACGTGCAAAGAGTAATGCTTAGTCAAAAATTACAAGATGACTTGATGATTGCATATCAACAAGTTCATGAAGGAAAGAGAGGCCACGCAGCTGGTGATTCTGATGTTGAGAAACAAGCATCACAATTAGCATCTGATGTTAGATATAAGGCGAAGGGAAAAGTTAAAGATGGTGCTTCAGAAGAAGAGAAGAAGAAAGTATTCATGCAGATACTTGGCACATCACCAGCACCTACTGCCGTAAAATCAATGGCAAAACAAAAACTTTTAGGTGAAGAGAGATTTACTGATGGGCCAGAGGGAACTAAAAAAAGATTGGAAGCTCTTGCGAAGAAGAGAGGAATACCAATGAAGAAGATGAAGAAACATCCACAGTTCCAACCAGAGGAATTTGCAAAGACTGGCATGTCTAAGGGTACAGGAAAGCCTGGTGGAGCAATGAAAAAGTTTCTCGATGCCAAGGCAAAAAAATTACAAAAAGAATATGATAGTCAGTCAAAAGAAAAAAAGAATAATCCAGCCTTCCAATCTAATAAATTAAATCCTAAACCTGTGTATAACTCATACAATCCTTTGGATGAGATGTCACATTCTACTGAGAAAAAACCAAAAGAGAAAAAGATGACTCGTAGTCTTTTAGATAACATAAGAA